ACGCTGGGTCTCCCTGAAGAGGAGGGTAACTACATATTAGCCCTGAAGCCAGGGCCAGGCCGCGTTCTTGCCCGCCTCAATCAGCGGGATCATCCGGAACGCCGCATCGCCCAGACCACCGAAGGTATGCCGATTGGCATTGCCCGCCACGTTGCCGAACTTGTAGCCCGCCAGGTTCCACGTGTAGACCGGGACATGCCGAGGCACGTGGTCGCCGGGGTCGCCGTAGTGGGCCTGCTCGTCGGTGAGAATGACCACCCGGTCATGCCCGGCATACCAGCGCTGCACCGTCGCCGCCGTGTATGTGCCGCCACCCATGCTCGGGAACGACTCGACGAGCTTGAGCAGCGAACCGCCAGCGGGGACGTCGACCCGCTGCGAGCCTGTGTCGTAGGCGACCAGTGTCGGTTCGGTGCGCTTGGCGATCGCGGCGCCGAACACCTTCGCCGAGTCGGCACGGTTGAGCTGGCTCTTCTCCGACGCCCGGTCATACATCGACCCGGACAGGTCGACCAGGATGAGTGTCCGACCGGAAAGCTCGGGCACGTTGGCCAGCGACGCCGTCAGCGCCTTGTCCAAGGCGTGGCCCCACCGAAGGCTGGGCGCGTTGCGGTACGCGGCGAGGAAACGGAACGGGAACTGCCGCGACTTGGCCACCTGCCCCGGATCGGCCAGTCGCGCCGCTACCGTCTCGGCGACATCGTCCGGAACACCAGCCTCGTCGAAGTTGCGCAGGTTCCGCAGCAATGCCATGTAGCCCATTGACGGGATCACCGCTTTCCACAGCTTCGCCTTGTCCAGCTTCGAGCCCGCCAGCGACAGCACGTCCTCCCAGGTCATTCCCGCCGCCTTGAGCGCGTCGGCATCTAGTAGCGGTGCGAGGTTGCCGGAGGCCGCCTGGTCACGGATCACTGTGTTGGTGTGGACCATCGGCAGGCTAAAGAGCAACTCGTTCGCACGTGGATCTCGGTTGTGGCGCCGGTCCAGTGCGTGCTTGAACAGGACGCTCTGCCACGGTGCCGAGGCGTCCGGGTGGGTGAGATCGAGCACGTCGGCGAACCGGAACCCCTTGCCTGCGGTGTCGTACTTGAGCAGGTTGTACTCCGTGTACAGCCGCTGGACAGCGTCGGCGACGCCGCGCTTGACCGGCTTCGGGATCGACCGCCCGTATCGAGACGTCCAGTACGCCAGTGCCTCGCCGGGCTCGTCGGCACGCTGCAACACCGACGCCACCATCTGCCGGGAGCCGGACAGCCCTGCCGCCAGCATCGCCTTCGCGGCTTCGAGTGCGCCTGCCAGGGACGCGGAGCGCATGTTGCCCTCACGGCGCAGCCAACCCAGGAACCCGGCCGTCCACTGCGGATCGGCTACCGCCACCGCGTGGATCAGCTGCTCGTACCGGGTGTCGCGTGAGGTGGCGTCCTCGTAGAACGTCTTCTCGCCGACCATGTTCGCCACGGCGAGCAGGAACAGCTCCGACTTCTCATCGCGCGCGTAGCCTGGTCCGCCCTCGGCGGTGCGGCTTGTGGCGACCGCTGCGGTCTTGATCGGAGACTGAGGCGATGGCTTGGCGGTGCGGACGTTGAACTTGCTCAACAGAAACGGCTCCTTCCACATAGGAGGGAGCCGTATTCAGAGTGTGGGTGCCCGAGACCAAGACGGCCCGGCGGTCATTTAGGCGCTCTGCCAACTGAGCTACATAGGGTGTTACCCCCACGACGGGACTCGAACCCGCGACAACCCCATTACAAGTGGAAGAACTCCGAACCTTCGCACCGGGCACCCATCTGAAATTGTGACTCCCTGAGATCAAGGGCGGCAGCGGGCTTTCTAACCATGAAGTAACCGCTGCCTGCGCACCAGGGAGGTGCATATTCACGTTTTGTGCCCCAGAGACCAAAGCGCCGCCCGGTCGGTTTCATTAGCAGTGAAGGAGCCGTGCAGCTTCGCACCTGAGGCTTCCCGAGCGTAACACCCGGGTCCGGCACGAGCGCAAACCAATAGCGCCCCGCCTCCCGAAGGAAGCGGGGCGCGGTGTCGTACCCGTGGGTGAAGATGGCTGATTCAGCCGCCGCGATCTTTTCGCCAGGCGCGTGCGGCGAAGTGGTAGACGAGCCACGCTCCGGTCCCGCCGGCCAGGAACACGACCAGCTCCGGGTGCAGGTTCTCCACCACGAGCTGGGTGATGGTCGGGGTGTCCCGGTCCTGGTCGACGTTGAAGACGAGCTCCACGACGACCCAGGCAAGGAAGGCGCCACCCATGAACAGGCTGGCCTGGAGCTTGCGGCTCACCTGCTGGCGCTCTTGCTGGTGGCGTTCGGGATGGCCCACGTGCCGGTGTAGGCGCCGAAGGCGATCAGCGCCGCCTCCAGGTACTCCGCCGTGGTCAAGCCGTCATCGGAAACGCCGAGCAGGAACGCGCCGCCCGCGAGCACCCCGGCAGCTATGGCCTTGCGGGTCTTGGCGGAGGGCATGAACTTGGCGAGCTTCTCAGACATGATCCCCTCCATGAGGGATTGATGGATAGATTCCGTCACGGTGACGGCTTGTTTCTGTCAGCCCGGCCAGGACGCGACCAGCGTCGGCAGGACGAAGCAGGCCAGTCCGAGCCAGCCCAACGCGACACGTGAGCCGACGCCGAACGCCGCGAGCAGCAGCAGGCCGAACGAGGCCAGGTAGAGCAGGAACGCCAGCATTGGTCACCCCCGGGTGATGTTGATTGAGACGCCTGGATGTGGCAGTGTGCCGCGGATGGGCTGGCAGACTGTGGAGCACTGGCAGGCGCAAGCCGAGATCGGCGTCCTCGACCTGTGGCTCAAACGCATCGACGACGTGTTCGCCCACGCCTGGCGGGTCGAATGGGGCCAGCGTGGCCACGGCCGCAAAGGCGCATCGTTCGTCGGCGATGACAGGGAGCGCCTTGCCAGGCAGGAACTCCAGCGGCGCAAGGACAAAGTGCCCAGGACCTGGCAGCGGGTCGACTAGCTGCACCCGAGCACGTCGTGTGACTTGCGGATCACGTCGAAGGACCGCTCGTACTCGGCCAAACGCTCCGGTGGCTGCCGTTCCGGGTGGTAGGAATCCAGGAAGATCGCATACAGCGGGCACAGGACCTCATTGGAGGTCCGGTTCTGCACCGCCTCGATGCGGTAGTAGTTCCAGCCCACCGCCGCGGTGAGGACCAGGTCCAGCGCGATCGACGCCAGCACCACCCGCATCCACCGCTTGTTGCTTCTGACGCCTGCGTTGACCCTCTCCTGGCCTGCACCCAGGCGCTTGTCCAACTCGTTGAGATAGCCGGAGAACCGCGTGACCTCCTCCCGCAGCAGGTCCGCGGAACCCGCCAGGTCATCCCCGTTGCCGTTCATCCGCGTCCTCCTCCCCGCGCCGGTCCAGAGCCTCGTTGAGCCGCTCGGTGAACGCCTCCAGCCGGCCGATCAGCCGCGACAGCGCATCCATCGCCGATCTTGACTCCGCCAGCACCGCCTCTGCCTCTTCCTGGTCACGAACCATCAGCGGGCACCCCTCCGCTTGTCCGTCTGGTCCGTGAGAACGTCCGCCGCCCGTGACAAGGCGGTGGCCGTCTGTGTCAGCTGGGCCACCAGCTGCTCCCGGATCAGCGCATTGAGTTTCGACAACTCCTCCTCGGCCTTGTCCGCCCGGGCGATGTCCCGCTCGTGCATCTGGATCTGCCGGGTGAACAACCTCCACCCGGCCGCCAACGCCACCAACGCCAGCAGGCCGATCGCCCCGTACTGGAGCAGGCCGGACTCTGGTGCCGGAGCTTGGGCTTGTGCCAGCCACACCCCGGCCAGCAGCATCGACAGGATCACTAGTCCGCCGAGCGGCGGTGGTCTTCGTCGGCGACCGCCACGGCGATCTCCTGCGGTGTCGGCAGCAGCGGGGTCACCCCGGCGACCAGGTCCGCCACGATCGCGGCCCGGTCCGTCTCCGACAGCGCCACCGGCGCCCCGGCGTCGATCTCTCGCCCGTACGCGTCGAGGTTGGCCACCTCCTGGATCTCGCCGTGGCGGTACAGCGGCGCGGTCTGCCCAGTCTCGGCCAGGTATACGGCGTCGAGCACATCCTGTTCGGATTCCAGCCAGCGGCGGACCAGCCCGTCGGCCAGGAAAACCTTGCCCAGAGGATCCTTGATGGACTTGACGAGCACATGCATGGTCTTTGCCTTTCCAGTCAGGACGGTGGACAGGATGCGCGACATCAGTCCGGCGTCGCGCAGGTAGCGCCGGTCGAAGGTCAGATGCCAATGGTCCAAATGGGACGAGTCCGGTACGGTGGTGGATCCCGACACCACGTTCAACCCGGTCGCGTTGCGGCCGTCCAGGGTGCCGAAGATCTGCCGCAACCCGGTCAGCTTCCCCGCCTTCGCCGCGTCCCACAGGTTTTTTGTCTGCCGCACCATCAACTCCCGGTTGGCTGTGGTGCCCCAGTCTCCCGGGGTCCAGTCGCAGGCGCCGATGTGGCGCAGCTGGTCAGATGACAGTCCTGTTTGGACGGTGTAGGACCGGTTGGTGCAGTAGTCACTGTTGAGGATCCACTCCTGGGAACGGTGGCCACCCGACAGGTGCCGGTTGTTGCCCTTGTCGCCCCACGCTTCGCGGGGACGGCCGGTCAGCCGGCGCAGCTCCGAACCCAGCCAGGAAAGCTCAGCGGTGACCACCTCCCGGCTCCACCACGGTTCGGCCTGAAGCTCTGTGTAGCTTGGCATCACTGCACCTCCAGCCGGTTGCCGTCGACGTCCAGGCCCCACTCGGCATGACGCTGCAGCCATTCGTCTTTGGTGAGCCGGATCGTCGGGGTCTGTTCGGTCAGGTCCTCACCCGGCTCCAGGACCGGGTAGTGGCGCACGAACACGACGTCGCGGCCGGTGAAGGTGACGCCCCAAAACCGTTGCCGCTCAAAAGGTTGTGTCATAGCACGATCCCTGTGTCTCCCGGGTCGACTCCGCAGTCCCACACCAAAAGATCCAGCGGAAACGTCGGATCAGCCAGCAGCCCAACCGATCCGGAGCCGGTGGAACGTGCCACCGTCAGCAGGATCGACAGGGTGTCGTCCGACGCCGCCGGATACAACGCCCCGACCGGGAAGTGCTCGCTGTGGGCGGCGTTGGGAATGACCTGCTGGGCCAGGTCCAGGGTTGTCGAGCTGATGGCGGCGGTGGCACCGCCGGTGGCGTAGCGGATCACCAACCTGCCGCCGTCGTTGGCCACGCTCGTGTCCACGCCCACAGGGTTGGTCTCGATCAGATACGCGCGTCCCGCCTTGACCGCGATCCCGTCGAGTTGCAGCACCGCGACCTCGGTGGTGGTGGTCGACGAGTTGGTGATGCGTCTGGCCCGGCCCACCAGCTTCTTGACGTCGGTGTTGTACTGGCCCGGATCCGCGATCTCACCAGCAAGAGCCATCTACACCACCAGCCCCCAGCGCATCGGTTTGGTCATGGTCACCGCGTCACCGGCCGAGTGGGAGGCGCTGATCCCGTTGGTGCTACGGGTAACCGTCGCGGTCTGGTAGTCGCAGCGAAGGACGGCGACCGCGCCGCGGGAGATCGCCGAAGCGCCACCGGTCGGCGTGAACGCGCCCGACGCGACAGATGCCGCGGTGGTTTGGATCGTGTAGGCCCAGGACTGGGACGCGTCGTTGCCCGCCGTCGAGCTGGCTTCCTGGATTTCGGTTCCTGGTCCGGTGATGCTGGTGTAGTCATCTTGCTTCCATGCGAAGAACAGGACGATTCCGTTGTCGCAGACTGGTTTGGCAAGGCCCGGGTAGGTGATGTTCGCGGCGCTCGCGTTCAGGCAGGACGCGGAGCCGACCAGGATGTTGGCCACGCTATGCCACTTGCCGCCCAGCCGCATCGACTGGGCGATCGTGTCCTCGTTGGCCGCGCCGCCGGTGAACGTCACCGTGGGCATGGACCACACGCCGTCGTAGATGCGGCCGAAAACCTGGCAGTTCGCGTTGCTGGGAAAAATCGGCAGACGGAGCCAGTCCGACGGGGTGTCAGGAACACCTGTGCCCGAGTTGCGGGTCGACGCGTAGATCAGGACCAGGTTGCCTAACGCTGAACCCGTTGGCAGGCCCGGGGTGCGCGACCCTGAGCCGCCCGTGGACGCGGTGCCGGTGTTGCCGAACGTGACCGTTGACGCGGTGACCGCGGTCAGCAGCATCTCCTCGCCACCAATGGTCAGCCCGTAGCCCGATCCGACATCGGCTGCGGTTGTGGCCAGCATCGGCTGGGCCGTCGAGGTGTTGGCGATGTCGACGCTCGTCGCCGAGGTGTTGACCGCCGTGTGGAGTTCGTGGGACAGGAGCCCCCACCTCCCCACCACCTGATACGGACCGGCAGGGCTCATGCAGAAGACGACGTCCCAGTCGTAGAACCCGAGCCGCTCGGCGTAGCCTTCGACCAGCAACTCGGCGTCCTCGGGCGGCAGCCAGCTCGGCAAACTGGTGATCTGTACGTAGTCGCCGGAGTCCAATGTGGCCACGGTGGCGATCAGGTCCGGGTTCGCCGCCAAATCGACTCTGACCCTGGGGTATCTCTCGCTGTCCCATGTGCCGACGTGCAGCCGCCAACCGGCGATGTGCTCCAGCTGGTCGTCGCCGAAACAGTCGATGGTGATCGAGTCGTCGTAGCGTCCGACACCATCCGGCGGGTCCTGGACAGAAAGAGGCCCGGCGGTCAACTCCCGCCGGGCCGAAGATCCGTTGCGTCTTTTTACTTCTCTGTCGTTTGCCACCTGTTGATCGTCCGGTTCGGGGTCGAAAGGTGGCGATATGTGCCCTTCGCCGTAGTCCCAGATGGTCGGTGTCTGGTTGTACCGCGACGAGTTGGTCCGGAACTGCAACCCGATCTGCTCCCGCAACTCGAACAGGAAACCCTGATCGACATCTTCGGTGTCGCGGAAAGCCTGGATGCGGGAGACTGTCCGTTCCGGACCCATCAGGCCCGACGAGTTGCCAATGACGGCGCTGGCGATCTGGATCTGGTCGCAGAGCCGGGCGAACCTTTCGGCGGCGGGCTCCGCGTCCCAGCCGGACACGGCCCGGGCGCCCTCGATGGTGTCGACGTCCGGGTCGAACGTCGGATCGGTGAAAAGCGCCAAGTGGCTGACACCCACGGTGTCACCGGGACCGTTGTCGAAGTTGACCTGTTTGACGGTGCTGTAGGACACGGCGGTCGTGGACAGTTGCGCCCGGGTTTCCCCGTCACCGTCCAGGACGCGGACCACAAGTTCGTCGCTGCCACCAGCTTCGGTGAACGCCAACACCATCGACAGTGGTTCTTCGATGACGGTTCCGGTCAGCGACGTCGCGTCGAAGTGGACCACCGAACTGGCGTCTTCGACCACGATTTCCAGCGAGTCAGTGGCCGTGTCCACGGTGGCTGAAATTTTCAGGCCGCTGTTGAGGACGGCTTCCAGCTCGAACCCGGCATCATCGGTGTCCAGGACGAACGCGTGCTGGATAACCCACTGGCCGGTGTCGGTGTAGGCCCGCACCGGAAAGTACATGAGCGCATTGGAGGGCAGCAGCACCGACGTGGACGACCCGGGAATCCCAGAGTGACCCGCCGGTTCAGGCGGATCAACCCCAGCCGGTGGGTTGCCTATCGCCCCGGTTCCGGCCGTGCCACCAACGGCTGAGGCGAACTGGGTGGCGTTGGGCCCGTCCTCCAACGCCCAGTACTCCGCTGGGACAACGTCGCCCGATGCCGCGCCGATCATCGTGCGGTACAACGGCGACTGGAGCGGTTTGCTGCCCTGGCCGAGTCGGCGCAGGATTCCGGCGGCCTCGATCGGTACCCAGATGTCCTTTTGGGACACGTCCCATCTGGACGGCCAACTCGTAACCTCGCCGACGAACCGGACGTACGTCACCGAGTTGTAGGTGACTTTGACCCGGATCGGAGTGTTCCGGCCGATCTTGCTGTAGAGAGGCGAGTTCGGGTTGCGTGGACTGTACTTCCCATCGCGGTTGTTCAGCTGGAGCATCAACTTGCCAGGGTCACACCGTTTGCCCTCGGCTGTGCGTCCTCGTGCGATGACAATCGGGCTACCGTCGCGGTGGTAGGTGTCGGCATCGATGTTGTTCCATGTCGAGTCGTAGTACAACTCGACGTCGACCTCGAGGGGGGTCTGCGGGAATGCCACGGCACCCACCCCCATGAAGGCCATGACGAACACGAGGGCAGCGCTGACCCAGCGGCGGAGTTTGAGGGGCATGTCCGGCAGGATACCGAAGGCCGTCAATGATCGGAGTCGGATCCTGGTGAAGATGCTCACTCTCTGGTGGTCCGATGATCGGACCGTGTCGACGGGTTCATTCGGCGATACAAACCACGAGACGCGCAGTGCCACTCTGTGCCGATGAGATTTAGCAACCGCTATCGCAGGATCATCGCTGTCATCACGGCCAGCCTCTTTATGGTCACGGCGTCGGCGTGCGGCACCACCACGAGCAGCGGCGAGAAGAAGGTCCTCTTCGAAGTGACCGGCCCGGCAACGGCCGACATCACCTACGGCATCGGCGTCGACCACGTCCAGGACAACGGTGCGAAGCTGCCATGGAAGCACGAGGCCGCATCGACCCAGGACCCGCTGATCACCGTCATCACGGCGCAGTCCAAGTCCAACGGCGACATAGTGTGCAAGATCAGCATCGATGGGAAGGTGGTGAAGGAGAACAAGTCCTCCGGCGAGTTCGCCGTCGTCACCTGCTCAAACGGCTAGGCGGTTACAACCGGCGCCTTGCCCAACCCCTCCGCAAGGCAGGGCGCCGGAGATCAGGAAGGTTGTTGATCCCGCATCTTGATGCGGTGCTGGAGGAGTTCGATCTCGGAGAGCACGTTCATCAGCGACCGGCGCTCGACTTCGACGAACTGAACACTGGCGTCCGAGCCCTGCACGGCATCCCACAGAGCGCCGAGGTCGCCGACGTCGCAGTAGGACATCGTCGGATCGGCAGCGGCTTCGACGAGTTCTTCCTCGTGCTTGCGCTCGTTGTGGCTGACGCAGATTGATGTGGCGTAGCTGTTGAGCATGAGCCCGAACGCCTCGTTGCGTTGCTCCTCGTCCAGGCGCGACCAGGCGTCGTAGCCGATGGCGTAGAAGGACACACCGTCGGGCGTCTCGTTGAGTAGCAGGGTTTGCGAGCGCAAGATCTCGGTCCAGATGGCCGGCGGCGGGAACTCCGCGCGGAGCGCGAGGTCTTGGAAGGCGTCGATTCCCATCACGCGGCCTCGATCTCGAAGAGCGCCGGCTGCTGAATCATGCGCTGGCGGATCTCCTTGAGACCCTTGACGCTGACCCGGACCTGAGGTGGCGTGTCGGTGAGCTTCTTGCCGGTACGCTTGCTGACCCGGTGACTCGTGCGCTCGGAGAGCCGGCCGCAATCGACCTGGTCCTGGTTGGCGCGCCAGCAGTTGTCGGACTTCTGCCGGAACAGCCAGCCCCACTCGCCCAACAGGTCGAACAGTCGGTTCTGGCCGATGACGATGTGCGGGTCGCGGGAGATGATTTTCGCGGCGTCGCCTAAGGAGTAGTCGCCTTCTGCCGACGCAAGCGAGTCCCACGCGTGCGCCTTCGGCGCGGCGACCGCCAGTTCGCCTTCGGCCTTCTGTGCGCGAGCGAGCAGGACTCGCTTCTCCTTGATGAGCCGGACGTTGTGTTCGGCCACCTCGAGTTCGTCCATCGGCTCGACCTCGTACCGGCCGGTTGCCTCGATCTCGTTGAGGATCGCCTTGACTCGCTTCTTGATCGCCTTGGCTTCCGGCTTAGAGCTGCGGAAGATCAGCTCCCAGATGCCGTCCTTGTAGATCACCGACATTTGCTGAGGCCCGCCAGGGGTACGCACATTCTGCGTACCCTTCTCGTCGTCGTCCACCTGGCGCAGCGCGTCCCTGGCGTCGCGGTAGTCGAAGGTCTTGGCGACATCGGCCGCCACCGCGTAGGCGCGACCGCTCTCGTCTTGACCGAAGCGCCAGCCGGCGCCGTGGACGTCGAAGACTTGGAGTTCAGACATGAGGGATGCCCCCTCTTTCTGGGAACGGCTGAGGAATGGTTACCGGCCCGCGCGCGCACCATTCCCAAGACGGCGCGGGCCGGAGAATGCGAAAGCACTGGGCTGCGACAGCTCCAGGGCTTAGAAGTGGGTTATGCGCCTAGCTTTCGAAGACGATGGCGTCGAAGTCGCCACCTCGGGCGCGCACGGCCTTACGGACGCCTTCCAGCACCATGTCGCCGAACGTCGATCCGTCCGACCCGAAGATGATCCGAAGGTCACGCGAGCCACCGCCGGAGCGGCTTCGGGTCACCTCGGCGGCGGTGACGACTTCTTCTCCCTTGTGGACCACGGCCATACCGGTTTCGGTGATCCGACCACCAACATCAAGTCTCGGGATGTCGGGGAAAATGTCGGGAATGTAGAACCGTTGCCCGCCAAGCCCGAACGGCACCCAGCTTGGGATCGAGAACGGGCCGATGGAGAAGTCGAGTCTGTTCCACAAGCCGATCAGGCCGTTGATCGCGGCCTTGAACCCGTCCACCAACGTCTGCCAGATGCCGACCTTGGCAATGTGGTCCTTGATCGCCAGAATGGGTGCCAAGAAGCGGTTGACCCAGCCTGTCACCCATGCCACACCGGCATTGAACAGCCCTACGATGTTGGCCCAGGCATCTTTGAAGAACTGGACGAACGGGCCGGCGAACCAGGCTCCGATCATCTTGAGGAAATCCCAGATGTGGCCCCAGACCATGACGAAGAACGCGCCGATTTCCTTGTGATATTTGATGATCAGCACGATGACCGCGATGAGGGCGACAATCGCCAGGATGACCAGGCCGATGGGGTTGGCGTACATGGCGGCGTTCCAGAGCCATTGCGCCGCTGTCACGATTGCGGTCGCAGCAGCACCGGCGATCATCGCCGCGCGGGCGGCGATGATCGACACGATCGACCGTTTCTGCGCCACATCCGCCGCCGTCGTCGCCACCGTGCCCGCCACCGTGGAAACGGTGGACGCCCGCTGCATCATCGTGTTCGCCGTCAACGCCGCACTGTGCGCCCGCAGCGCCGCGATCTGCTTCAACGTCACGCCTAGCTCGACGATCCGCAGCGGGATGCCGACCACCATCGCGGCGGTGGCGACGGTCTGCGCCGTTTTCCAGGCGATGAACAGGGTGACGATGGCGGGAAGCGCCGCAGCGAAGGTGTCCAAGTGATCCGCCAGGAATTCAACCACGACCCCGAACACAGACAGGGTGTTGGACAGGATCCCGGCATGCCCGACGAAGGCGGGTACCACTTGGATCAGATCGGTGAAAATGTTGCGCAGGAACGCCAACGTTTCGGCGATCTTCTGCTGGCCTTCGGCCGATTCCGCCCACGCCCGCAGCGCGACAGACCCAGCGACCAACGCATCGAGTGTGCCGGTGTTCTCACCGGCACGGAAGATCGCAACCACGGTCAGGACCAGGTTTTTGGCCAACTGCCAGAACTGGTTGAGCGTCGCCAAGCCAGTGGAAATCCACTGCTGCATCTGGCCGGACTCACGCGCCGCGACCGCCCACGCCTGGAACCGTTCCGCGATCGACCCGACGCTGCCCGCGATACCGGGCAGGAAACTCGATCCGACCACCACGAACTGCATGAACCCGTTGATGAACGGCGCCAACGACTTGCCCAGCCGCATCACGGTTTGGTCGATGAACTCCAGTGTCTTGCCGACGTCGGTGGCGAACTGGTTGGTCTGCAACAGCCCCAACGTCGACCTGATCGCCACGTTGAACGCCTGGCCCATCCGCGTGGCCCAACCGGCAACCCGTGGCAGGTAGATCATGCCCAGGCTTTGGAAGTCTTCGGCGACACCGGCCCACGTCGCCTGTTGCGCGTTCTTCCCGGCAGCCGACCATGCCGGACCCATCGCCCGCAACGTCAACACCAAAGCAGCGGCAGAAGGAGCTAGCGCCGCCAGTGCTTGCGCGGCCTTGTCGACCCCACCACCGGCACCCTTGCCGGCCCGAGCCAACTCCCGCTGCGCATCGGCCAAACGTTCCGTCGCCGCGGTCAGCTGCCGTTGGGCTTGTTCCTGCCGCAGGACCGCCTGTTGCACCTCGTCGGAGCCTTCAACACCTTTGGCTGCGGCTTCCTGCTGCTCCTTGGACAGGTCCTGGACCCGGTCACGCACCGACTCCAGGGTGAGTTTGGCCTCCTCGTAGGCCAACTGGGCACGTCGGATGTCGGCCGCGTCACCACCGCCGCCGCGTGCCTCGGACAGGCGTTTGCGGGCTTCCTGCAACGCCAACACGGCGCCGCGTTCGTCCAACCGCGCGCCTCGCAGCGACCGGGACAGGTCCTCGAGCCGTTCGGCCGCGTTTTCCCGCGCCCGGGTTACCGCCTCTTGTGCTTCTCGGGCCTCACGTTGCGCGTCTGCTAGAGACTGGGTGGCGTCACGTACGGACCGGTTGGCCAGCTCGACCTGACGGGCGACGTCAACTGATGCCCCGCCGCCTTTGACCGCTGCCGCGCCGGTTTGTTTCCACGCTTCACCCAAACCGCCGAAAGCCAGTTTCCCGGCGATTGCGGTACCGACAGCGGCCGCAATGGCGGACGGAAGTAGCAGAACCGATTGCGACGCGACGATTGCCGACTGACCCAACGCCACCACGTGCGCGGCGGCACCAACAGCGGCAACGCCAAACGTGACCATGCCAGCCGTGGCAGCGATGGATGCGGCCTTAACGACCGTGGACATCACGGTCGCGTTCGCGGCCACCTTCCGCATGGCCGGGTTGACGGTGTTCTTGCCCTCGAGGAAGTTGAACCGCATTGAGGTTTCGCCGGACACCGAACCCCCTCGACGCCAGCTGGCCGGTGTTCTACTTCTGCTTGAGTTTCTGGGCCTCGGCGTTCATGTGGTCGATGCGTTTGCACATCTGCCGCAGCTGCTCGCCGGTGATCCGCTCCTCCAGGTCATCCGGCATCACGCCGAATGTCTCCAAGATTGCTAGCCAGTAACGCTCTCGGAGTTCAGCGGAAGGGCTTTTCCCCCATCGACGTCATCCGGGGCCCCGGCGATGCGCCGGTCGAGGTCGGCGAGCACCATCTCCCGCTGCGGGTCATCCTCGCCGGCGATCGAGACGTACGCGTCCCGGTACACAGCCAACTCTTGCTTGGTGGCCTGGACGTCCAATTCCTCACGCAGCGGATCGACGTCTTCAATCCTCAGCGTCGGGTGGGTTTGGGACAGCAGATGCCAGAGCAGCACCCTGCGCGCCGACGCGGAGCCTTGCATCAGTTCGGCCTGGAACTGGTCGAACGGGACGCCACCCTTCTCGCCGACGAGTTTGCCGAGACGGCGTTCGATCATCTCGATGCGGGACTCGCGTACCTTGCTCGGCTGGAAGTTCCAGGTCTGCGACTCCTGCCCGTCGGGCCGGTAGTTGACAATCATGGAGGGGTTAACCTTTCGTCCGTTGATCAATCCGTTCGGCCATGTTGTCCATGGCGTTCTTCGCTGCTCGTTCAGCTGCCGGGTCGGCACGTCGCATGGTGTCGTCGAACCAGCCGGGTTTCCCGACCTGCGACACCCACACGTCCCGGTTGCCGCGTACCGGATGCTTCCAGCCGCGGGAGTTCAACCTTTTCGGCGCGTTGCGGAACCCGCGTGGCATCCCGCTCTTGCCGACCTTCACAAAAACCCCGGCACCGCGGCCGGATGTGCGGACCTGGACCTTCACCGCCGCCGCAACGGCCGACCGCAGCGACGGCGTCGACAAGCCTTGCGAGGCCATCGACAGGATCGACCCGCGGGCCAGCTGCGCGAACGGCTCCACGGCAGCCTTCAGGCCGCTAACCAGATCCCGGCGCAACTCGACCCCGTCGGCTTCCTTGCTCAACGCCGACACGAGCCGGGCCAGGTCCCGCTGGTCGACCTCGACCCGGGACTCCATCAGGCGGCCGTCCGACTTGTGCCGGGTCGCCGTGTCCTCGGCTTCGGTACCGGGCCGGGTGCCTGCTCGGGCCGTTGCAGCCATGTTGGAAGCTCGGCCAACGCCACGTCCGCCGCCGCGCCAGCCGCGTGCAGCCGGTGGATTCCAGCGTCGTCGCGGGTCACCAGCAGCACTTGCGGCATCGCGTCAATGCCGTGCGCCGCAAGCAACGTGGCCAACTCGGCATAGTGCTCTTCCGGCAGTTCAATGGTTTCTGCGCGGCAGTGCAGCCACCGTTTCACACCACCACGGGCCACCGACCACGGCTCGGTACCGTCGCCGAAGACGACCGCCATTCGGTACCCCCTTGACTACGTCAGGACGCGAGCAAGTGCGGGGCGTGAAGCCTCAATGCCGCAACCGCCCGCTCGATCAGATCTTCGACGCGCGCACCCTTCGGGTGGCGCGAAGACCACAGCTCCAGGTTCGCGAAGCAGTTGTGCACCTTGTCGAGATCAACGTGGTGCACCGTCTCTTCGTCGTCCAGCTCGCGACCGAGGTGTTGCTCCATGACGATGCGGTGTTCCATGACAGGGCCACGTCCGGCGACATACCACAGCCGGTATCCGTCCTCATTGAAGAAGCCTTCGGCCGAGCCGCGACCTCTGCCCTTAACGATCAAAGGGTCGCCATACTTCTTGAATCGCTGATAGTGCTTAACGCACCAACCGAGAGCCCGCCATGGGTTTTCACAACCGTCTACTTTGCACGGCTCGTAAACCTTGATGCGCCGGTTGCGAGTGGGCACCCAGTCGGCGATGGGGTCTCCGTGAACCTCAAGCCGCCGTCGGTGTTTCGTGCAGTAGCCGTTGTAGTCAACGAAGTTGGGACAGGTCAGTTCTTCGCCTGCGACAACGACGACCACCGAGCACTTCGCTCGCGTGCGACCCGGCAATCTTGTTGCCAGATATCGGCGAACGATTGCATCTACCTCGGCACGGTTGCGATTCTGGTCTTCGACAGTCAGGCAGCACTCAGCCATTGCTCGGCTCCAGTTTTCGTTGGGGATCGCGTCAATTCGCGTGTAGTACCAACGATTATGCCTGTGTAGGTTGAGAGTTGCCTGTGAGTCGAAATCGCCCTAGGCGGCAAAACACTTACGGCGTAACATCCCGGGTAATTGCGCCCGACGTGGGCCACGAAAGGTCCAGTTCGTTCACTTCCCCTACTCCTGCATTGATCGGCTTCCACTCCTTGATCAACACGTTGCCTTGGTATTCCGGGTTGGAAGTCGAGATTGCGGACTGGGTATGACGGACAGCGAAGGGGACGACAGTTCCCAGTATCGCCCAAATATCCTCATCGATATTATCGTCGGCGTGGTCGTTTCGGAAAGATAGGCCAAGCGTGCCGGACTTCAGCCCGCCGATGACCTCTTTCCACCCCAAGCTGGTGAATACGGTCACCTCCTTCTCGTCTACGTCCACCGTCAACTCACACTTGAAACCACGGTCGTGGTAGGTAGCGCTGTTGATCGAAATGTAGGCAGCGGTCAGCGCGACGATGGCCATGGTGTTTCCTCCTTGCAGGCATGCGGAAGTGCCCGGTCACCTCGCGTGCCGGGAAGAAGATCTGTAAGAGTCAGGAAGAGGTCAGCACCACTTACCGGCGTCGGCGCGGTAGTGGTCGGAGTCGAAAAGCGACGGCCAGGTGGCGTCAGCGCCCAGGTCCAGCACGCGGTACTGAGTCGCGACACGGTCCGATGCGAAATCGACGTAGGGACTTCCGGTGTCGCTGAGGCAAAGCTGGGTCACCGCGAGCAGGTAGCGTCCGTCTGCGTGCTGGAACATGGCCAGCGCTTGGACATGCCCGAGACCGAGTTGTGTCAGCCAGTCGACCACCGGCTGGTACTGCTCGGATTGCCACTCCTGCTGGCGTTTCGGTTCCCAGGTGTCGAAGCCGTCCGGATGCGGGCCGAGGAACAGCCCTGGATCTGGCGCTCGGAAGACGAGCGTTCCGTGCAGCCGCCACGGCTCGATCTCGACGACAACCGGCATCATTTGACCCCTATCGAGCAGATATAGAGAAACGACGGATCGGTACCGGAAATGGTGTGCACCACGCGGAACCACGTGTCCGTAATTGCACCAATCGTCCGCTGCGCTTGACCGCCGATCGCGGTAGCCGCCGTGAACGTGATCTGGTCCGTGGGCGAGCCGAACGTGTTGTCCACATCGGACTGCACCTTCACCGTGATCGTCGGCGACGATGTACCAACGATCGACAGCACGTGCAGCGACGCGTACAGGTATTGGGTCGCGGACACCGCGGACAGTTCCACAGCGGTTCCGTTGCCGGTGGCGGTGCGTGCCGTGCCCGGCGGGTGCAGAACCTTGCCACGGGCAACGGGCCACGACCCGGACGCACCAGCGGTCCACGGTGCGACATCGCCGACAGAACCGCCGAATTTGTACTGGGATCGCAGCGCTTTGAACACGTAGGCGAGGCTTCCGGCTGCGGCGCCGCCTGGTGCGATGGTGAACGGGATGACCGAGCCCAGGTTCGCCCACGCTTCGTCGTCGACCTTGCCTTCGTCGCCGGCTTCCCAGAACCCTTCTGCGGCAAGGGCTGACGAGCCGAGAACGCCCATGACTTTCTTCCAGCCGGAGTCGGGGTCGTCTTCGGCGAGGAAGGTGGTGATGTCTTTCTCTTCATGCTCGGCGGCGAAGGAGACCTTGTTTGAGCGGCCGGTGAGATCGGCAGATGCGGCGAAAAGCCGTACGTTATAAAGGGGACCTACAGACATTCCACTCCTCCCTCAGGCGAGCGGTGAAACAGGAAGAGTGGTAAGAGATTTCAGCGGTGGGTGGTGACGACACCGATGTGGATCTTTGCGCCTACGTACGTGTTGTCGCCGAACGTGATCCGGGCACCGTAGTCCGATCCGGTCACCGGCTTTTTCAGTGAACAGTCGTCGCGGCCCAACATTTGGTTCGCCAGCAGTGTCGCTGCGATCGACCGGTCACCGACGGAGTCGTAGAACTCCTTGAGCGCCTTCTGCGCGATCACGTCGTCGCCGGGGACCGCGAGCACGAGATCAAATTCCCACGGGGTACTGGAGTTGCCGAAGGTGAGCAGGTAATCGACCGGCGACGGGAAAATCACGATGGCTGGTGCGACAACCGCGTCCATCACTTCGGGGTAGACGTTGATGCCGGAGATGTTGTTCTCCAGCGTCTCCTTTATCGCAAGGCAGATCTCGTCGAGCGACGCCACTCAGACCGCCCCGATCTTCACTTTGACGTATGGGGCCAGCAAAGCCCGGATGTCCGGGTCGTCGCGGCTCGTGCGCATCCCGAAGCCCTCAAATCCCTGGATGCCGGTCGGGGAGCTACGCCGTTTGAATAAGGCGTACGCCCGCAGCAAACACGCTTCCTCAACCTCGGGCGGGACAGCCGACCAGCCGAATTTGGCGGTCACCTGCACCGCGTCGAACAGGTCCGAGACCGGGAACCGTTTCGTGCCGGTGGCCCGGACCCGCCACCACGCATAGCTGGAACCGTGTTTGTCGGCGTTGCGTGGCTCCAGAACGAAGTCGGTGCCGATCGTCCAGGTGGTGTTGTAGGAGCCGTCGCCGAGTTCATCGGTCTTGACGATCAGACCGGTGGTGGTGCCGATGTCGTCTATCCACACCAGGTCCGTCACGCAGTCGGTGGTGAAGGTCAGCGTCTGCGCTGTGGCGTCGAGCCAGAACCGCCTACCGCACACCTGGTCTATCCAGCGTGATGCGGAGTTCAGCGCCCGTTCGAGCATTTCCACCGGTGCGACATCTTTGTCGTCGGACATGTGGACACGCAGCTGCTCAACCGTGGCGTAGGCATGTGACAGCGACACCTACGCCTCCCTCACGGGGTGACCCGGATCCGTCCGGCGTAAATGACGGGTGTCTCAGGGTTGTCGGCGACTTTTACCCACACGTAGTAGGTGCCGGCCGAAAGGGTGGTTGCGCCGCCGGTGCCGACCAGACATCTCGCCCAGTATTGGTCGGGGTCGGTGGTGGTGTTCGTTTCCCACGACGCGGTCTCCCAATCCGACGCACCGGGTGAGGCGGTGTCGGGTGCCGAGGTGAGGAACGCCATCTGCACCGTGTCCGACGTCGGATCCACTGCTACGCCGTTGCGTTTCGCCGCCACCGGCACCATGACGTGCACGAGCGACGACGCCGGGATGGTGAACATGTTCACCCGCCTCCCGGTGGTCCGGTGTGCCAGCGGCTGTGGGGTGAACCGGTGTCCCAGCGCCCGCCCGGCACGCCTGTGTGCCAGCGGCTGTGCGGGAGCCCTGCGCTGTAGGCGGTGGCGATGTCGTCCTCTTCCGGCGGCGGCGGCCACGTCCGCAGCAGCACCGGCCTGTTCGGTGTGGTCCTGCCCAGGCGTGCCATCACCAACTCCAGGCGCGGCTGACGGCCCCAACTGGAGCCAGGACTCTGGGCAACACGGCAGCGCTGGTGTCGACGGTGATGTCGGCGAAGAAGTAGTCGCTGCTGGTGTTCGTAGGCGGGTCGGTTTGGGTGCCGCCGTTGCGGAACCGGCCAGTGGTCGCCGACAGGACACCGGTGCCGATGGGGAAGCCTGGGGCGGGGCTGGTGTAGACAAAATGCCCGTCGTCGGTGAACACGCCCTCCACATAGGACGTGGATGCGGTCAAGTCGATGTTGCCGGGCGTGGTGAAAAGCTCGGACGTGAATGACATCCACGTGCCGCTCGTGGGTGTGCCGTGCGCTGCGTTGTTGAGGTCAGTCTCGGCGAGCAGGACCCAGTCGGGGGTACGCTGCCACAACTGCCAGAAGAACGTGGGTGGGCGTCCGGACGCTGGCACCCAGGCCCGTCCGCCGACACAGTCCCGGTCGGCCGACACGGTGAACTCCATACCGAGGAAGTGGGTGATGAAGTCCAGGTCATCTGTTGCCGGGGTCTGGTTGGTGAATATCGTGTCCGGCATGCTGATCTCAGCAGCGGGAGACCCGCAGGGTGGCGCGCACAGCAACTGAGGCGGGCGCGGTGCAGCGGATCACGAACCCCTCACCCAATGCGCAGTCCGGTTCGGTCCCGAGCGGGTAGTCGTAGAGCAGGGTGCCGCCGTAGGCGGGGATCGAACGCTCTCGCAGGACGGTCAAGACCGTGGGTTCGGATGCCCAGTTCTTGCCCGCAGTGGCACCGACGGCCATCACCCGCCCCAGCTCCTGCGCCGGGGTGACGGAGGTCGAGTTGGTACCGGGCGGGTTGGTCGCGAACGTCGCGTAGCAGATCTCCACCAGTACCGGCTCGGCGGTGGAGCTGGTGCCGTCGAAGGCCACCTCGTAGCCCACCAGCAGCAGGCCCGAGTTGGCGTGGGCCTTGACCCCCACAACCGACTTGGCTGTGGCGGCAGACAGGGACACCTCACCGCCGGTGACCGCCGTGTACACGGGAGCGGGCATGTCAGCTCCTGTCCTTGGGAAGCGCCTTGACCGTTGCGGTGTCGGCGGCCAGCTGCGTGCGTTTCCAATGGTCGAAGGCCGCCCGGTCTGCCGCATAACGCCGCTGCGCGTTGGACTGCCGGTACGACTCGTCCCAGTCGGCTTTGCCGGCCAGCGGATGCAGATGCTCGACGACGACGTCGGGCCGGTAGACGATCCTGCCGGTGGCGTTGCCCAGCTCCAGGACGGCGTTGTCGACGTACATGTGCTGGCAGCCGGGCAGCATCATCCAGCCCAGCGTCCGCACGATCTCAGCGGACGTGACCCAGGCGGTCGGCATCGCCTTTCCCTGCAACAGGTCGTTGCCGTAGGCGAATCCCGGTCCGTCCAAGTTTTCGATCGCCTCGACGAGCTTGATGTCCCACGCCGCAGTGCGTGGCCGGTGGTCGTCGCCGAGGCTGGCCAGGTACCGCGGCGGGTTCGGGCCCTCGAGAACACGCTGCGCGAGGAAGTTCGTCCACCCGCACAGACTGTTGCGCTCACCGCGGTAGACCACGATGTCCGGGTGCATCAACGGTTCGTAGTCGGCCGGGTCGTCAACGTCGAGCCCGACGACGATCTGCACGTCACCGCCTGCGTTGCCGTAGACCGTGTCGGTCATGTCGCGTAGCTGCTGCGGACGGCCACGCGAAGGGGTGACGACGACAAGATCAGCCATTGCGCATCCACCAGCCGGCAACGTGATGTGTGGTCGCCGACATGCGCTCGATCGCGACGTCGCGGGACCACTGCGGGTTGCCGACAAGGTGCCGCGCGACCGCATCAAGTGGCGTGCCGGCCTGGCCGGGTAGGTGCAGTTCGCGGATCTGCTGCGGCGCGTAGCCGAACACCGTGTCCTCGACCACCAGGTAGCAGCCACTCGACACGAGCGGCCCGTACAGTTCGATCTCACGGGCGACGTGTGCGGCGGAGTGGTCGGAGTCGAGCGACACCATGCATCGCCGGCCCGCCACCAGTTCTGTGACGTTCCGGACTACGTCCGGGTTGGTCGCGTCGCCTGACATGAAGTCAATGAGGCGACCGTCGTGGGGTTGGCGACCGCTGCCGGCCTTCTGATCGATGTCAACGGTGATGACGTCAACACCCTGCTCGGCAAACCAGCGCGCCGAGGCGCCCGTGCGGGTACCCGTCTCGACGATCACCTCAGGCTGGGTCGCCTCGATGATCTGCCGGTACCGGTCCAAGTCCTGGCCGAGTTTGAGCATCCCGTCCGCGCGGACGTGCTTGTTGGTGGCCACCGACGCGACCGACGCGGCGACGTCCACATGTGCAGGTAGCAGACTGTTGCCTTCCGCCGCGGCGGATGCGAGTTGTTCGGTGACCCGCGTCCGGGCATCCAGGTAGGAGTCTTCGGCCAGCCACACCCGTTTCATGTGCGTGGTTTTCACGGCCGTGTCGATGTGCACCGGGATGCCGGCCTCACGCAACCTGAGACAAAACGAGAAGTCCTCCGAAAGGTCCCCGTTGGGGTCGTTCGGCGACGGCAGCCGGGAGTACCAGCGCGACCAGTTCGGGTCGTCGTGTTTTTCCCGCAGCCGCTCGAAAACTGACCGGTGGATCAGGATGCACGCCGCACCTGTGCCGGCGACCGGTGTGACGGTGTCGACCGGATAGTCCAACCTGGGCAGGAACCCGGTGTTCCCCGGCTCCTGCGACCAGTCCATCAGCACCGGCCAGATCGAAGGACGGAACCCGTCCATGCCATCGGAGACGTCGTAGCGGTGGGCGAGACACAACCCGCCCACCACCGGCCGGTCAACCGGATCCGCAGCCTGTACCAGCCGGTCGACCGTGTCCGGTGCGAACGCCATGTCCGTGTCGACGAAAAACAGCCACGGCGCGTCCGAACCTGCCAGCCAGTCCCGCACGATCCGGTTACGTGCCTGGCACAGCCCGTCGGTGCCGCCTTTGGTGGTGGCGAACTTGCCCCGGATCACCCGCTGGTGGTGGTGTGAGTCCCACATCAGCATCTTGGTGAAGGACATGTGCCACGAGTAGGCGACCTCGAACCCGTCGTGCACGTAGGCGACCGTCACCGCGTCTGCCGCGATTTGAGGGGTGTCAGACATTAGGCGTACACCACCGCTACCGTCGGCCCGGTGCCGGTCAGGGTGACGTGAATCCCGCCGGAGCACAGCACGTCCGGGATGTAGCCGGTCGGCTCGGATGTCGCGGTGGCCGCTTTCAGCGTCAGGATCACCGTCCCGCCGGAACCACCTGAGCGGACCACCACCGACGCCGCGTCCGAACCCGCGGTCAGCACAACCCCGCGCAAAGACGCGGACGCGGTGGTGATGTCTCCAGTCGAGGACCGTTCCACCATGTTGGACGAGTCAGCCACGGCCCACCCTCCGGTCCTCGACCAGCCTGGCCAGCAGAGCGGAGCTGAAGTTGTCCCAGCCGGTGACTTCGTAGACGACCTGCCCGCCGAGCGTGATCCTCCGACCGGTGACCTTCACGGTCACCGGATCGGCGGCGCACAGGAACTCCAGCGAGATCCTGGTGACCGGTGGCGCGTCAATGATTTCGACGCGCCCGTCTTCGTGGCGGACAACATCGACGTCGCCCTCGAGCGTGGTCACTTGCGGGTCCTGGCCGGGGTGTGCGCCCGGTTGCGGGCCGGCTTCTTCCCGCCGTCGGCTTCGTCTGCGGCGTCGGCATCCGACTGCTCGCTGTCCTGCTCCGGCTCGACATCCACCACCGGTTCGGACTCGGCGTCCAACTCGGCGACAGGCTCGGGTTCGACCAGCGTCAGGGTTCCGGGACAGTCCCGGTTCACCCAGTCCGCCTGGGCTTGCGGCAGGTCCACTTCGGCACCCGCGGCGTAGTCGAGTCGGGTGGCGTTGTACATGGCGCTGTACCGCTTGTTCACCTTGTATCGAGGCATGGCTATATCCCCTCGAGTGCCAGGATTGCCCAAACGGAGACCTGAAGATCCGCCGTGGTCGCGTCCCACACCGACGTCGTGGTGATCTCCGCGCCGATGACGTCGCCGGCCGCGAACCGGATGTTCTCCCGCACAGTGGTGCCGCTACCCGACGACGCGGTGGTGACGGTCTGGGTCAGGTCCGCGTCCTCGGTGCCGTTGACAGTGGGCCCGATGGTCAGGACTCCCGCAGTCGCCGACGCCGACGTCTTCCACGAGATGGCGACGATGTCACCGGAAAACGGCATGACATAGCCGTCGACCACGTTGCCTGCGGCGCCGGTCACCTGGGTCACCAGCAGCTGGACATCGGTCTGCGAAGCGGCCATGTCGTCCTGCTGGAACGACAGGTGAACAAGCTGTCCCTTGGAAATGGATCTATCAATGATCACGTGCTTCTCTCCTCAAGCAGAAGGGCCGCCCATGCCAGGCGGCCCCCTTCGGATATTGCGAAAAAGTCTTTGGTAGTACCGGAAATCAGGCGACGCCGGAGATCTCGAGCAGCACCCACACGTTCACCGCGAGATCCGCAGTCGTCGCGTCCCAGACGGACGTGGTGGTGATTTCGGCGCCGATCCGCTGACCTGCGGTGAACGGCGCCGCTTCACGCGACGCCTTGTCGTAGCCGTTCGTGCCGGTGGTGACCGAAAGGGTCGGGTCGGCCTGCTCTGTGCCGTTGACCGTCGGGCCGATCGTCAGCACACCTGCGGTCGCTGCGGCAGAAGTGTCGTAGGAGATGCCGATGATGCAGCCGGCGAACGGCATGACATAGCCGTCCACGACGTTGCTGGCCGCGCCGGTGACCTCGAGGACGGGTAGCTGCACGTCGGTCTGCGACGCGGCCATGTTGTCCTGGAAGAACTGGAGCGGGACAACGGTGTACGGGTACTGGAGCAGGCGCGATGTGGATAGAGACATTGACGCTCCTCGGTGACGGGCCGGTGCTCACCGGCGAGCATGCAAAAGGCCCGCCGGAGAGACGGGCCTCTCGGTGTTCAAAGTTCTTGGCTACGCTGCGGCGAGGAACCTCGTGGATGTCGGATACGGCCATTTTGCGTTCTTCGTCGCATTACATGATCGACATGAGGGCCGGAGGTTCGAAAGGCAGTGCGCCCCACCCTTTTCCAACGGCTTAACGTGTTCCACCTCGGTCGCCAGTCCACCGCACATCCAGCAGCCAGAGAACATCGACAAGCGGTCTTCCAACTGCTCCAGTGTGAACCGGACTATGAGCGCAGCCTTCTTGCGCGCCCTGTAGCGAACCTGGGCGGCAGCCATGAGGTCCGGATTGTCCTGGCGCCACTGCCGCTTGTACTCCTTGCGCTCGGGCTTCTCCCACGGCCGAGTTGCCGCGTTCCACTTGCGCGACCGTTCGGCCACTTTCTCGGGGTTGTTCCGTGCGTAGCGCTTCGCAGACTCGCGGTACCTTTCCGGATGCGCTGCGCGAAGCTTGGCGGCCTTGATGCGCCCCTTTTCGCGCACACCCTCCGGGTCGCGTTCCATGCTGCGATCCCACGCGGCACGAGCGGCGGACTTGAACTTCTCGGGATCGGCCCGGTATTGCTCTCGGACCTTGGCGCGGATCGTCTCACGGTTCGCCGCGTAGCGTGCGGCGCCCTTTGTCTTCGAACAAGCCTTGCACAGCGGTTGAAGTCCGTCGGGACTCTTCGCGCGCTTATGGAAGTCGGTGCGCGGCTTGACCCCGCCGCACTGCGTGCACGTCTTATCCGAGTTGATCGGCGCGGGATATTCCAAGGTGGGTTGTACCCACGTAATCTGTGGCACGTCGGGGCTCCGTCCCGGCCAGACCCCGGGGGTGTTTGCCCACCCGCCGGGGTCACCTACGTTTGTGCCTTCAGCCTACATGAGACTTCATCTCGTAACCGTTGCGGGGCAACCGTTACGAGGGCAGCGTGATGTTATAGATACCGGCCGATGCTTCGATACCGCTGGCAGCTCCGGACGGGCTGAATCGGCCAAATGCCAGGCGGAGGGACCAAATCAATCGACTCTGGTCTCTACCTGGCAGTCGCTCGGTCTCCAATTGAACGCGCCTGCGCCAGCCGACCTTGAAGCCGTTGCGGTTGAACACCTGCACCTGGCCCTTGGTGTTGTTGGCACCGGTGGTGGACAGCTTGCCGTCGGCTTCGGTGAGGCGCATGGCCTGCGAGCAGATCAGCGGGTGACGACCGATGCGCGACGCCTCACCGGTGAGGACAGTCGCGTTGCTCCCGTACTTGTCAACCGAGATCACTTCATCGAGAAGGCTGATGTAGTTACAGGTGCGCGGGTCGGCGACGTAGACAAGATCGCTGTCCATGGTCGGGTAGCCCCAATCGACGATGTTCGTGTCGTCGATCATCAGGGTCCGGGCGCGGTTGAGCTGCGACCACGTCACCGCGCCGTTCGCGTTCATGCCGTTGGCAGTGTTGTCGACGATCCACGCGTGTCGAAGTCCGTCTTGTGCCAGATAGTGCTTTGTATCCGCTGGGTCTGCATCGTCCAGATTGATATTTCCCGTGCCCGCGTTCGTGGTGTCGCCGTTGAGAACGAGGCTGTCGGAGTAGTGCTCCATTGACAAACCGGCCTGACGACGGAGGAAAGGCAGGTACGCTATGACCGAATCTTCCTCCATTTCACCCGAATAGATCTGGTGTATCACGAATTTGGACGGAGTCAGCTGAACCCGCTGCGACCCGGTCTTGCTGGTTGAGTACTCCGACGAGTTCGAAGCCGTCGACTCACCGACGAATAGCATTTCGGGAATGTCGACCTCGACCGGGATGTATGTCGTCGCCTCGGTCATCTCGAAGCTGTCGAACAGGTTGAACACCCTCGACTGCCGGCGTGCGGCTTCCCACAGCTCGCCGACATACTGCGCGCCGATGAGCTGGCTGCCGAAACCGGACTCCGCCGTGTCCATGGCCCGCGTGTAGGACTGCTCCACCGCCCGGATCGCACGCTCATAGCCGAGGGCGTCCAGTCGGCCGGCCTGGCGCATCTCCTCCAACTGCCGCTCGTCGTCTGCCTTCGCCAGCGCCGTCGAGCGATAGTGGCCGCCGGAGATCGCCTCGAACGTGCGGGTCAGCTCCTCAGACGGGCCGCGCTTGTTCATGCCCGACTCCTGTGCCGCGGTCATGATGTTGTGCAGCAGCTCGATGTCCATGCGAGACAAGCCCATCCGGGCGTACTTCGTACCGATCAGCTCGCGGTCGGACGCGTCGCCGCCCCAACGGACCTTGCGGACGTACTCTGCGCCCTCCGGGGACTGGATGAAGCTGTCGAACATGCTGCGGATGTGCGACTCCAGGGCGGTGTCGGACAGGCGCTCGTCCTGGTCCGTCTGGATTGCGTCGAGGCGCTGGCGCACTATTTGGCCCAGCTCCTCGATGGTGGTGACCTCGTCGGCCATCATTCCCCCTTCGGGAAGAAGCTGCGAACGCCGAGCGCGCAGCGAGAAATGGCAGCCAGCGGACGCGGGCAGCCTGAAACCTCCGGCGGTCACCGGCAGGTGGTCTATGGAAAGTGGCTGGGGCGTCTAACGCCCGAGGCCGCCGAAAGCCGCAAGCAGCACGTCAGCCGCGCGGATGTCCACTGAGGACACGCCAGCCGTTGGAAGCGGAACGGACCCGCCTGGCACGATCGGGTCGATGCCGTGGGCCCGCAGCAGCGACGGCAACTCCGACCGGCGCACCAAACCCGACCGACGGCCGCGACGAGAAAGGCTGGAAGGCTTCACCATCGCCTCGTCGTCGCCATCTTCGTCGTCGGTGTCTTCCTGGGCGTCATCGTCGTCGTCGTCCTCGGACACCATGCGCTCTTCGTCATCGTCGTCGTCGTCCACCGGTTTGGCCGAGGCAACCGAGGCACCGTCATATCCGGTGCCGCGCAGGAAAGTGAACTCCAGACCGAGGTGGCGGCAGTAGTCGACGATGGCAGCGCGGATCTCCGGCTCGGTGACATCGGAGTCGGTGCGCTCCATCGCGTCGTAGAGGTCCACGAAGCGCTTGTCGATGCGTTGCAGCGCATAGCGTGTGGCCGCAGCGCGCTCAGCAACCGCAAAAGGGTCACTGCCTACGTTGACTATGCTCATCTCATCGAGCGATTGAAACGCTTGATTCTCTATGACGTATGGGCTGATGCGCTGATTAGCCAAAACCTCGCCAGAGTGATCAACAAAGCACCAACCGACCGAAGATGATCTTAAGACTCGCCTGCGGAGCTTACTTTCGATCGCACGAGCGAACTCGTCCTCCTGATCAAACACCGCATGAATCCGCAGCCGTTTCGGCTCAACCGTCGCCTTGCCATTCCCGATTGCCGGACGCGAGTGGTCGTGCTGCCAAAGCACGGGACCACCGGAACGGTGGTAGTTGTCCACCCTCCACCGGTCCGGCTTCAGAGCCATCCGGTCCTTGGCCGTCGCTCCGGTGCTGGCGGTGAAGGGTATCAATGTCCCGGGTGCTTCGCGGGTCCAGTCGTCATCGCGGGTCGTGTACGCGCGGATGAACTGCGAGCCGAAGCCACGATCAGAACGAGTGAACATCGGCCCTCCTGTTTCCAGGCATGAAAAAAGCCCGCACAAGGCGCGGGCTCCTTTAAGCAGGTATCAAGTCTGTGGGGGGTTCTACTTGGGGCGTACGGACTTAGTCGTTGTCGTCGTGGAACTCGAAGTCGGCGTCCTCGACGTCATCGGCGTCGCGGGCCAGCAACACCCAGCGCTCCTTGCCGTCGGCGCCCATCACCGGCCAGTACGGCTTGTCCTCGCTCGGTGGCTGGGTCTTCGGGTCGGTCACCACGCTCATGGGATCTCACCCCTTTCCAGCTTCCATTCTACCGCTGAAAGCGTTGGCAGGCACCAAAAAGCACACGGAAGTGAGTGCCAGAAAGGTTCGGCTAGGCCGGTTTCTCGTTGATGGACTTCTTCGGCCCGGAGAACTTCTCCATCACCGCGAGCAGGTCGTCGATGGGCAGGTCAACCTTGAGTGCCGTGACCCCGACCGGCTTGTAGCCTTTCACGCCCTGTTGGTGCAGCATCGCCGCGACTGCGGCGCCGGCCCAGCGGTGGTGGCCGTCGCCGAGCCCGTTCTCCCGCGAGATGATCATCGCGCCGCCGGGCTTCCAGCCCTCCCGCATGTACCCGGCGAGTTTGGCGACTTTTGGCGCGGAAAGCTCGGTCTGAACCGGCTTGATCTCACGCGGGTCAAGGTTATCCACAAGATCGACCTTGACACCCATCCGGCCAAGTTCCTGAATCATCGGGATCAGCCCGGCCACGGTGTCCGGCAACGCGGGCATCTGGTCGCGCGGGATGTCTCGCAGCGGCTTGTTGAACAGGTTCTCGTTGCCCTCGCCGCGAACACCCATCAAGGCCAGGTTCATCGGCGGCGAGTCCGGGGTGATCTCGCGGGTGAACATGTCGGCAACCACATCGGGTTCGGCGTCGAACCTCTCACCCGCAGCCAGCCGCACAGTCAACTGCTTGGCCAACCTCGCCCTGGCCGCCTTCTCGCGACGCGCCTTCGCTGCCGCATCCCCGCCGGGCACGTCCACGTCTGGCACCAGTTTCCCGAACTTCTTGCGCCGGCCGTGGACCTTCTGGTCCGGGTGACCCGGGTGACGCACGAACGCGGACATCAACGACCGGGCCTCAGCCGCTGGCACCGCCCGTTGATGTCCGAGGTCACCTGTGGTCAACGGTGTCGAAGTGGGCGACAGGCCGTAGGAGCGCAGCAACTCGGGCAGCTCCTCGACGGTCACGAAATCGTCGTCGCGGTCCACGCCCACCTCCAAACAGGACTCGACAGGCGGGAAAATTGGACCCAAAGACGGCGAAAGCCCGCACGTAGCGGGCTCAAAGAGCATGGTCATGGACCGGTGCCGACTCTATCAGTAAATCTGCTGACATGCCACGACACGCCACCGATCAGCCAGGTCCGATCTTTTCCCCGCGCGGCGGTTTACCAGACGCGACACGGTTTTGGTCCGAACCAGCCGCGTAACCAATCACCTCAAGGAACCACGCTGAAGCGGTCTTCTTCGCCTTCCAATCCGGCATGTGGTGCTTGAGATGCTCGTACAGGGCGGTCCAACGGCCTTCCTTCAACGTCGCCCACTTGGCAAGGCCCTCAGGGTCTTTGGTCCAGTAGTGGTGCAGCTCCTCGCCGCCGGGATGGGTGTCGGCACCCGCCGCGCGGACCCAGCCCGCGATCTCTTCGCGCATCGCATCGGATGGGTGACGCGTGAAGGCGGAAAGCAGCGCCCGCGCCTGGCTGGCGGCAACACCTCGGGCTCCCACCAACTCGCGGTCGGCAAGCTCGTCGAGCGCGGCGGCAAGGTCGCCGGCGAGGTCGATGACGGACTGGTTGCCGTAGCCGTAACGGTCGGCGTCGAAGTCGTCAATCAACTTGCGCAGTTCCGTTGCGGCACCAGCGAAATCGCCGCTGCGGTCAGCGTCGGCTAGCATCCGGTCGATGCGTGCCCGTTCCCGCCACTTGTATTCGATCCGGTCAAACTTGGTTTCAAGGCGTTTGCGGATCGGGTCGAGTGGCTGCGGGTGGCGTTGCCGGTAGTCCTGCTCGATGCGTTGTGCGGCGCCGACGGCGAAGTGTCCGGTGTAGTGGTCCGTGCTGTCCAGGACGTACTCGCGCAGCCGTGCCGCGGTTTGCAGGTCGCTGTCCGGGTCGGAGCCCCGCAGGATCGCCAGGATCTCCTCACGGTGTCCGCGTGGGATCTGGAGGAAGTTGGACATGCCCAGACCGTCATGCCGGTACTGGCCTTCCAGCAGCGGCTCGTGCAGCCGTTGCGGCATGAGACGTTTGGCCTCCATCCGGTCGGCCGCCTGCGCCCATGTGCCGTTCTTGTCCAGATCCTTGTGCTCGCTGCGCAGTCGCGCAGCAACTTCGGCGGCCGACCTTCCGTCCGGTGCCCGCCACAGGTTCAGGTCGGTGCTGGTGTTCCACGGGATGCCCGAGGCTTCGAGGAGTTCGGCGAGCTTCTTGGCGTCCCGCTGGGTGCGCATGTCCGAGATGGCTTTCAGGGTCCGCATCGACCTCGGAATAGTGATCATGTAGCCGCCGCGTGGATCCTTCATCACCAGCAGCTGACCGCGCGGGGTGAGGACGCCCCACTTCGCGCCAGAATCGTTGGGGATTTCCTTGGCCAGTTCCGGGTCGGCCTCAAGCCACGACGTCAACTCCCCGACACCGGCGAACCCTTCGCCCGCGTCGAGCCGGTCGCGGATGCCCGCGATCTCGGCGGCCTTACGTGCGGCGGCCTTCGCCACCGGGTCCTCAGGTTCCAAGGTTTGGCCACGACTGGCCAGTTCGGCCCGCAGTTCCCTTTCGACCCGCTCGAACCGGTCCCTCGCCGCCGAAAGTGCATCCGCGTCGCGGAACGGTTTACCGACCCTGGCTTGTAGCGATTCGACGTCCTGGCGTGCCTCGGCAAGCCTGGCGACATGATGTGCACGCAGCTTTTCCAGGTTGCCCAACCTGGCTTGGAGTTTGCCGATGATGTCCCCGTCGGCGATCTCCGCGCGGCCAACAGCCACCACCACACCAGGGGCGCCGAGGAGCTCCAACTCAACGCCGTCACCGGCCGGTGACGCGCGTAGCGGGAACCCGGCGAAGTCGCCGATCGTCGAGTCCAGGTCGTCGCCGCGGGCCACCTTGCGCAGGATCTGCCGCAGCCGCGCCTGCGCGTCTGGGCGATCCGTGTAATCCGTGTCGACCAGGCCGATGCGGAAGTTGTCGCCGCGGGTGTCGACCCGTGTCGCCAACGCGTCGCCGGCCTGCTTGATGGTCTTTTCCGACAGGTTGATGTCGGCTTCTGCTGCGGAGATCTGACGGGCAAGGTTGCGTTGGTCGGCCTCATGGTTGCGCAGCGCCCGCTCCAGCCGGGTCAGGTCGGCTCTGGCTTCGGCATGCTCGATCAGCCACCGGTTACCGGTGCCGAGCGCGGTGACCTCCGCCGCTGATAGTGCGAAATCGCCGACGTCGTCCATCTCCCGCACATCCGCCCGGCCGCGCATGATCTGGTTGATGAACGTGCCTTTGGTGGTAATGGCCTGCCAAATGTAGGCGTCGAACGATCCCTCGGTGACATACCGGATGACGCGCACCTCGGGGTTTTTGTTGCCCTGCCGGATGATCCGTCCTTCGCGCTGCTGCACATCAGCCGGCCGCCACGGCGCGTCCAGGTGATGCAAGGCGACCGCCCGGTCCTGGACGTTGGTGCCCACACCCATCTTGTTGGTGGAGCCGATCAGGACCGCGATCCTTCCGTCGCGAGCGGCGGCGAACAGCTCCGCCTTCTCCTGGTCCGTTTTCGCCTCATGAATGAACCGGATCTTGGCTCGTGGGATGCCTCGGGCTACCAGTTTGTCCCGCAACGCGTCGTAGGCGTTGAAGTCCGAAAGATCAACATCTTCGGGGAAGTAGCCCGTTTGGTCCTCGGTCAGCACCGGTTCCCCACCGGCGGCTTGAGCGGCCTTCCCCTTGGTCCGCTTCGCCTTCCGCTGGGCAGGGGTACCGATGTCGGAGAACACCAGCTGAAGCGCGCCTGGGGTGCCGATCGCGCGCAGGGTGCGCAGGGCCTCAAGGTTGGCGGCAAGCCGCTTCTTGGCGGTGGCGGGGGCGAGGTCTTCCTGACCGCGGGGACGGAAGACTACTCGCCGGTCTCGTCGTCCTCTGCCCTCGGCAGCATCTCCGCCAGCACTTCCTTGTCCGCCGTCGAGCGTGCGTCCATCATCTGCTGCATCCGCTGCTGGAACGGCAGATCCTGCGGCAGCTGCTGCTCCAACTGGTCGGCGCGGTCGTCGATCCGGTCGGCGATCTCCTGACCCAGCCGGTCGAAGAACGCCGTCCGGTCCGTCATCTGGGCGTACTCGACCGGCCGGTACTTGCGCCAGTGCTTCATCGCCATCTGGCCGTAGTGGTTCACCCGCCGCCGCCTCCTTCCCGCCAACCTTAATGTCCTGGAACAAGTCCTGTTCCAGGCGCTGACGTTTCTCGGCGATCAGCCTGCCATGCAGTTTGAACCCGAAATGATCCGCAACCAGTTTCAGTTGCGGCCCCGACAGGACAGCCAAAACCTCGCGGGCTTGTTCGCCGGCGTCGGGAGACGGGTCCTGTCGCAGCCCTTCTATCCGCGCGATGGCGCCCGGCGCGTCACCGCGCAGCTTGCGTGGCCGTCGGGCGGGCGCCGTGGAGGGAGTCTTGACGGCGGCGGGCTCGGTCTGGCCCGCCCCGGCTTTTTTTGGTCCCCCCATGGGTTTGATCAGATCCGGCAGGTCGGCGAACTTGCCGTACCTGTCCACCCACTGGCCACTCTTGTTCTTCTTGAACGGCACCCCGGCGCCGGGCCGCCAGAACCGCTCAGTCTGCCCACCGCACCGGCCGAGCCACGCCTTGCGTGCCCGATGCTGTTGCGGCGTGTACCGGCCACCAAGGAGGGTGTCCACAATCGACACCGCCATCCGTGCGGCAAGCGTGGGATAGGCCAACTCTGGCGGCAGATACTTGCGCCGGCCCTCATAGTCTGCCGCGTCCAAACCGTCATCGAGGGCGTCGATGACCCCATCAAGCGTGCCCGCTTTGAAGGTGATCTCTTGACGGTAAGGCCGTTTCGTAACCTTCACGTTCCCGTCGGCATCCACATCGAAGTCGAACAAGCCCACGCTGGAACGACCCTCGCCGCCGCCAGCGTCGCGCAGCCGCACCAACTCGTCGAAGACCTGGCGCATCGCCGCGAAGCTGGCGGACAGTTGCAAGGGCGAGTCGTCGGCGCCGTCCCAGAAGCCGAACGAACCGTCCGCATACCGGATCAGATCGAATTGGTCGCCCGCGCTGTAGGTGTCGGCTTCTTCTTCCACGGCCTCGCCGCGCCGATCTGCCGCGTTGGTGAGAACGTCTCGCAGGCGGCGGGCATCCTCGGGATCGATGGACCAGTAGTCGAAGTCACGGTCCAGATGTGCAGGGTCTGGTTCGGCGACATCTTCCTTGGCCCAGCCAACCACCACCCAGTTCTCCGGGTTGTAGCCGACCACCACCTGACCGTCGGCCGCCAGGCTGTGGTCGATCAGCGTCCTTTCGCTGTCGTCCGGCGAGATGTCCTCGTATTCGCCGTCCTCGTCCTCAAACCCGTCAGCATCCTCGGCGTAAGTGTCAAGCCGGTCGGCCACTTCGCGTGCACCGTCGGCGTCGAGGAACGAGACCACCTTCCGCTCCGGTTTCGGCTCACCCGGCCGCTGAAGCTGATCGACGGACACCACCAGCTGACCGTCAGAGAACACGGTGACATAGCCTTCGTTACCGTCGTCGAACTCGCCGACGACAAGTGTTTCGCCGTCCGGATACAACTTCGACAGCAGCCCACCCAGGCCGACGTTCATCCACTGGCCAGCGTCCGGGCCATCAGGGACACGCGGCTGGTCCGGGTCGAAACGGACGAATCCGATGTGGCCGCGCTGGCCCAGGATCTGTCCGAGTTCACCTCGGCGTAGCGCTTGACGAAGCCGGTAGTACGGCGGGTCCGAAGTGAGCCGGTTGATCGCGTCAAGGAGGTCCTGCGCCTGACTTGGGGCCAAGTCTGCGGCTGGCGGCGGGTCGAACTCCTGCTGCGGCATTTCGCGGCCAAGATCGGCGAGGAACTCGTCGAACGTGTACGGCTCGAAGTCGTTCAGCTCGGCGAATTCTTCGAAATCATCCCAAGTGTCGAATCCAGCCTCGTCCAGGTACTCCTGCGCTTGCGCGTCGCTGTCGAAGTCATCTCTCGTCGGCCAGCGGCCCAGGAAGTGTTCCTTGTCGGTGACAGGATCCCACCCGCTGAGGTGATCCTCGTAGCCGCTGCGGAGGTCCGCCAGCTCCTCGCGCGCGTCCTCTTCGCGGGATGCCGTGGACCACGAGTAAGCCGACACCTTGACGCGACGCTGCCCGGGATCCACGCTGATCCGCAGATCGCCGACATCGTCGCCTTCGACCACGGCGTCGAAGGCACCGCCTGACCCGGCTGCATGGATCGCCTTCCGCAGCATGGCCCGGGTTTTCTGGATCTGATCGGTGCCGAGGACCGCCAACTCGTCAGTGCTGGTAAGGCGATGTCCATCGGACAAAGTTCCGTTGCCGATGACCACAGCGCCTTCATCGCCATACACGTTGACGCCGAAGCTGTCGTCGTCGCCTATGCGTGCGCTTCCGGTCAGCCCGTGGACGCCAGGAACCTCGATGATCCCGAGCGGATCACGGGATTGGCGAAACCAGCGGAAAAGCTCGCCTGGCGTCTCCGGCGTCACAATGCTGGACGCTTCCGTCCACTTCCCGTCGGCGCCCTTGGGATTACGCGGATTCGCCGCGTTCCATCCCGCGACATTCAGGTCCGCAGCACGAACCAGCACACTCGGTGCCCCGCGCCCTGGCGTGGCGCCTGCGATCGCTGCGAGGACCTTTGACACCGAGTGGCGCAGCTCCTCCCGCAATGCCGGGTTAGATCCCGTCAACTGGGAGTCTCTCTCCTTGCCCGTGATGTTCGTGTCCTCGAAGGCGTCGATGATGGCCCGCGACAACTCGCCGGCATCGTCGCCATTGACCTCGACATCGGCGAATGCCTCCGCGGCGAGTTCGCGCCAACTCGCCGTGGCGTAAGACGACACATCCCCGCTGACCAGCATCTCTCGGCGAGCGCGGGAAGCCAGACGTTCCTCGTAGTCGTTGCCGCGATACGGTGCCTCGCCTCGGGACGCGAGAAACCGGTCGGCCATGTCCTGCGCGATGCGACTGAGCAGGTTGCCGCTGCTGGTGTCAATGACATGGGCGAGTTCATGGATCGCTAAACCCATGGGGTCTGATGTGACGCCGCCCCGGCCCGTCGTTCGTCGGTGTGCGCTCGCTGCGAGCGCTTCCCGGAACGCAACCGGGTTCGAGGACCATCCACGATCAAACACCAGTTCATGGCCGCCATCGTCGTTGAGCAGCGTTCTGGCGTAGATGTGGTCAACGTCGATGTCGTCGCGGTCGCGGTTGACACCTTCGGCCGGGTCGCCGATGCGCACGGCCGACAGCCGCGCCGACGGGTACCGCTCGATGGCTCGCAGGACGCCCTCGGCGTACTCGCGGCCGATCTGGAGGTCGGCGCCTTCCAGGTCGAACGCGATGTCCCGGCCTG